CGAACCAGACCAGATAGTCCACCGCGTAAGTCGCGTTGGCGTCCACGACCCAAGTGCCAATCTGCGCGGATGCGTTGGTCGCGGCGGTCACCGTGTTGTTGGTCCACGATGTCTTGCTTTCGTTGGTCGCAGTGAACTTGGTCACCGTGCGGCTAACAACGAAGGACGAGCTGCCAGCGCCGTCTGCGGTGAGCAGCGCACCATTGTCGGCGGCAGCACTAGGCGGGTTGCCTGCGGTCAGGGCGCCGTTGGTGCCGATGATGGCGGTGCGGGAGTTGGCGTTGGTGAGCGGGGTGAAGCGGAGGTTGTTCGTAAAGGTCAGCTCGTTGGTGCGGCGGGTGACGATGTTGCCGTTGGTGTCGCTGACGAGACCGATGTTTTGCGCAATGGCCGAGCTGGCCATGAGGGCGGCGAGCACGATGGCCGAGAGGGCAAAGGCGACCGAGCGGACGACGCTGTCGGTGCCGGTGACTTTGAAGGTCAGGGTTTCGTTGTCGGTGACTTCGATTTGCATGCTGCGGGTGCTGTCGGCGTCGTCGTAGACGGTGAAGGCGGCGTCGCTGAAGACGTCGGGGAAATTGGTGTCGGCCAGAAGGTAGTCGGTGGCGCGGTCCACGCCGGCGGTGGAGACGCGCACATAGATGCCGCCTTGGTGGTAGCCAGGGAACGGCCAGACGCCGCTGGCGCTGCGGACGAGCCAGCGACTATTGAGCGCGGCCGTGCCGTCAAGCGGGAGGTCCGCATAGGTTGCCACTTCGCCAGCGAAGAACGCAGATCCGCCGCCGCCTCCACCGCTTCCGGTGAAGTCGAAGTTGCCTGTCAGCGGGTTGAACTTGATGGCCATTAGCTACGGGTCACTGTGGCGATCTTGGCGTCATCCGAGGACGGCGTGCCGCCGACATAGGTGAAGGTGAGCGTGGCGACGGTTTGAGCGCCCTCCTTGTAGACCACCGTGGAAAGGTTGTTTGTCGTGGAGACGTAATTCAGCTCGACGGCGTTATGCTGCGGAATGTTTAGACCGGCGATGTTTCTGACTGAGACGTTGGGGTGCATGGCGATTAAGGTGTTGGTGTCGGTCGATACACCGCATTGTTCAAAAAACCGGACGGGATAGCCCCAAGCGTTCCGCCCATCATCCCGTAGGTAAAGGCATCGTCGGCCATGGCGCGGGCAGCGGATGGGCCGGCAAATGCCGCGTCACCGCGAGCGGCGTTGGCGGCCCTTTGTGGGACATTGGCAAGTTGCTTCTTGTGTGCCTGATGAGCAGAACGGACCTGGTCGGTGATGTCTTGCCATACGCCTGGCTTGGTTTGTGCTTTAACGGTTACCTCGTTTAGCGCCAGCGGGCGGGACAAGTCTTTTATCTTGGATGACGCTTCAAGGATGATTCCCCTTTGTCCATACGCTTGCGACTCGCTGCCGGGCTTGGCCGCGCCAATGGACCAATAGACTTTGTCCTTGCGTGTTTTTTGAGCCAGCTCTGGCGGGCGAACCTGGCCAGACCGCACCATGTCGTCAATTTGCGAATGTCCCGTTAAGCGGCTTACACGCGAATCATCCCAGATCCCAAATTTATTTGAGTGATCTAAAATTCTGTTATGGACGGATTGGCGCGTGACGCGGTCGCCTTCTGGCGTTGGGCGAAAATCCTGCATCGCTCTTGACAACAATGCGCGTTGCGTTGGACGCCAAAACGACTCGTCGCGTCCTGTGAGGGCGGTAAGCAATTTCATTCCGGCGGCGCTTGGTTTGTTGTTCATGTCAGGCTGCGGCCATGGGGCTGGCGGACATGCCGAGTTGCTGGTCTTGGGCCATCTTTTGCAGCGCGGGTTGCGCGCCGGTGCGGCCGATGACGGCGTTTTGCTGCTGCTGGAGCTGGAACTGGAAGGCTTGTGCTCTCGCGTCGATCATGCTGCGGAAGATTTCGTCTTGGGCGTAGCGCTGCTGGACGGCGGGGTTGGACTGAATGATCGTCTGCAAGGTTTGCAGGCGGACTTGGGCGTTTTGGCCGCCTTCTTTGAGCGGCGGTTCGGTGCCTGCGCTGATTTTTGCGAACTGGACTTGCTCGTCCTCCTGCTCGGCGGCGGTGGCTTGGCCGATGTCTTGGACGAGGATGCCAGCGAGGTTGGGGTCAACCGCCTGGAACATATATTTTACGAGGCCGGCGCGGTCTATGACGCCGAAGCTGTCCAAGGGAACGAGCACTTTAGCGAGGTAGTCTAACTTGGCGCCGAGGGCTTCGTTGTCGAGGAGGCGCGCGTCAAACTCGGCGGTAATGTCGAAGCGGCCTCGGATGTCTTGGGGCGATGCGTTGAATTGGAGCTGCTCGTTGCCGGTGATGCGGGCGACCTCCTCGGGGGTCATGTATTGCTGGCTGAGGGCCATGACCTGGGCCATCACGAGCTTCATGTCGATGAGCCAGCTATCGACCAGCTCCTGCATGTGCAGCATCGCCATGTTGGGGTTGACGGCTTCGGTCATGCGGCCGAAGTAGCGGTCGATGTCGGCGCGGGTGGCGGCTTCGACTTCGATGCTGCCTTGGTCGAACGGCGGCGGGGCCATCCACGACACTTCTCCGGGGCGGCGCTCGGGGATCTGCATGGCGGGGCCGAGGACGAGGTCGAATTTTCCGCGGGCGGCGGGCGTCTTGAGCGGCGGGAGGATGCTGATGCTGGCGCGGTCTACGCGGAAGTCGCGCTGGACCTTGATCTCTTCCTGGGCCGTTTTTACGATTTCGGGGATGCCGCGGGATTCGAGGAGCGGGCGGGTGTTGCGTTCGCGCGGGAGTTCGACGAAGGGATACTGCGCGTGGTCGTAAGGCATCAGCTCATGAAGAGCGGGCTTGTCGGTGATGTTGTACGAAAGCACCGTTCTGGTGACCTTGGTGGCGCCGGTGCGGTCGTCGTGCTCCTTTTTGTAGACGTGCCAGACTTCGATGAGGTCGCGGAGCTGCTCAAAGAGGAAGTTGTCGCTGCGGTGGATGTTGAGGTGGATGCGCTTCAGCTCGCCCTTGTGCTTCACGGCGCGCTCAACCCATTCGCTGTCCCAGCCCTCCAGCGTGGCGCGCTCGCGGAGTTCAAATTCGCTGAGGAGTTCTCGGCGGGCGACAAAGGGGGCGCGCTGGATGGAGTCCGTTTGGATCGGGAAGATGATGTCCTCCCAAGGCTCCAAAGAACGCACGACCGGCTTGCTGGAGAAAATGTAGGGCTGCTCCCATTCGACTTCGCCATTTTCGCGGAACTGGCGGACTTTGGTCGTGGTGCCTAGCTCGGGGATGATTTCGCCCATCAACTGCGCGGCGAGTTCTTCTTGCTCAGGATCGAGGATGACCTCGAGGAGGGCTTGCAGGTTGGGGTCTTGGCTTTCTTGCAGCATCATCATGGCTTCTTCCATGGTGAACGTCTTGATTTCGACGCGGGTCTGCTGCTCCCAATCGACCGCCATGATGGCGAGGCCGTAGGTCTCGCGCATCTCGGCGGCGAGGCGGACTTCGCGCCGAAGGTCATCCAGGCAGTGACTGAAGAGGAGCCACTTGAGGACGCTTTCAGCGGCATTGCGCTTGTCGATGTCCATGGACTCGACCGGCTGGACTTGGACGCGGGCCTTGAAGAAGGCGTTGACGAGGGAGATGACGCGCTCGCGGATGATCTGCTCGCTGAGGAAGATCTTAACGTCGCTGCTATTTTCCCACGGGAAGATCTTTTGACCGTAGGCGCTCTGGTGCTTGCGGCCGTCGTCGGTCTGCCCCGGCCAGATGCAGTAGCGGGTGTTGAAGTTTTTGACCTTGCGCTGTTGATACTGGGAGCCGTCAGCGTCGGCCTGGTCGATGTCGCCGATGATCTTGGTGAGGTCTTCTCGTTTAAGAGTCATGGGACGAGGATGGAGGGATTGCGTGGAGTGTAGTTGACCGCGCACTGCGGGTTTTTCTTGAGGAACCAAGAGCGGAACGATTTGTCGCCCCAGCAGTCGCGGCCAAGGTGTTGTTGCCACGCGAAATAAGCATCGGCCGGCACGTCCATGACATGCTGGCCGAGACCATCGACGGTGCAGTGCTCGATCTGGTCGTTGAGCTGCTTGGCGCGGGTGGATTGGATGCCGGCCATGACTTGCTGGGCGTGCCAGCCGGTCTTCAGCTCATCCCGGACGAGTTGCGCTAACTCGCCATCCATGTCGGCGACCAGATCGCCGAAGATTTCTGATGACATCCTAACTGCGACGGCTCCCGAAGGAGCCGCCGTGTGTTAAGACGCTTGTCTTAGAGCTTGTTGAGGTCGTTGACCGCGAGGAAGACGTGGATTTCTCCAGCGTTCAGCTCGAGCAGGTCGTACGACGCCATCGACGCAACGGTCGCGATGATCGGGGTGCTCGCCGTGTAAGCAACGGGGGTGTTGCTGTTGAAGCGGCGGGTCGTCACCGGGGTGCCGTTGGTGTTGATCTGCTGGGAAGCGATCAACTGGTCGGTCGTGCCGCTGACGCCAACAACGATCGTGTTGGAGTTGTAAGCGGTCGTGCCGGTCAACTGGAACGACGTGACCAAGTGGGTCGCGGCGTCCGTGACGATGCTGTCAGCGGGCAGAGTGATCAGGGTGATCGTCTGCGCGGTGTTGTCGGCGGCGGTCGTGAGATCGGTGTGATCAAGGACGACTTTGTGCGTGTAGCCGGTGGCCCCTTTTGTCTCTGCGGGAAGTTCAAACACTTTCATCTGATTAGTTTTTTCTAGTTAGTTGTTAAGAGTTTGACTTAGGCAGTCGCGTTGAACTTCGCCATGGCCTTGGGCGACATGACGGCGAGGGAGACGATGGCGTCCACCAAACCGCGGGGTCCACCACCTTGGTCTTCCAGCTCTTGGAAGCGCGGGCGGCGGCCATAACGTAACATCAAATGCTCGGGACTCATAACGTAGCCGCGGGCGTATTTCTCGGCGTCGGTGCTGGCGTTAGCGGCCAGGAACAAGGACGTGACGATCTCAACGGTGCTGAAGTCGCCTTCGTAGAAGGAGATGTTCGACACCAGCTTGTCGGAGCCAGCGGCTTGCGCGGTCTGGCGCAAGTTGAACACGTTCGAGGTGCTGTTCACCGTGAAGCGCGTGAAGTTGGTGATGGCCTTCTTGAGGGAAGGGCCGGCGACCAAGATCAAGCGGTCCTGCGAACCAGTCTGCTCGTAGATGCTCTGCAAGACGTTCTGCAGGTTGGTCTCGGTCAGCGCGGTGGTCGCGGTGTTGGTGATCGACGCGGACGGTGTGAGCTGCGAGGCAGGCACCGGGAGGTCAACGGTCGGGCTGGATGCGATCCAGGCGCCGAGGCCGCGCGTTTTGTAGGCGACGGAACCGGAACCTTCAACGGAGTTGTTGTCGGAGCTGATGGTCGCCTCGATGTCGCGCTTCAGCTCAGTAAGAGCCTTGGCGGTCGCGCGGGCGAATTCTTTTTTGCGGCCAATCGCAGCGACATCGGCGAGGTTCGCCTGGAAGTCGCTCACGCGGACGGTGCGCCTCAGTTTCTGGGCGCGGGCGCTCAGGAGGACACGGTTGGCGGTGGCATCCGAGAACTCGGACACGTCGGCGGAATCGACAACGCCGTCCGTGGAGGGCGCGTTGTAGCCATCGGCCAAATAACTGTAAACTGCAGGATTGCTGATATCGGCGCCGGTCTTGGCGACAGAGCTAGAAATCGGCGTATTTTTGGCGTCCACAACCGTGAGCACGTCGAGGAGATCCTCGCGGTTTCCAACGGCCGGGAACAGGGTTCCAGCGGGAGCTGACATAATTTTAATTCTTTCTTTTTAGAGGTTTATCCGAACAGCGCTTCGCTCATAAAATCGGCAACGT